TTTTACGAGATGCCCCTTCTATTTTCTTTCCTCCAATTTTCATAGTAAATCCTTTCGCCCTGTTTATACCCTAACAGGTAAAGTAGCTGGCTGCCAATATTGGCAGCCAGCAAATTAAATTATTGTGCTGATCTAACAGCAGTAGGTTTAAGTGCATTACATTTACCCGAAACACTAACAGTCCCGGCACGAAGATCATGGTCCATTGACTCCCAACGAAAATCAGGAAAAGTGATAACTTCCTTATCCCCACAAGTTGAAGGTGTGGGTAGATAAGTAACTTCAATATCCACCGCATAGGGGCGACAAGGCTGACTTGCATCAGAAGAATTCCAAGCTGATGCTTCACCCTCATTAGTCATTGCCTCTTCAATAGTAGGAATACCAGAAGCTGGTAAGCCAGAGATATATTCCCAAACAAAATCCAAAGATACATCCAACGGAACCTGATCACCTTCACGAACTTCATCAAGATTTCCACGATCAAGTAGATACTCAACGGTTCTGGCCCGAGTGTAAGAAAGGTTGCCTTCACCAACCACAACGGTAATTTCATTCGGGGTTTGAGTTAATGCAGCTTTAAGAGTAGTAGCCTCTAATTCATCGGGATCACCATCACCAGGAAGACAAATATACATAGTATCAGCACCAAGTGTATCATTATCATCCCAAGTCCACTCATTAGATGCTAAAGTACCCGCAGTAAGCTGTTCATTTGCAGTAATATCGACTCCTAACAATTCAACATAGACTGGTTTTGAAGTTAATAAAGCTCCACCATAATGGTATTCTCCAGGAACTGCAACAGAATCCGTCCAGTCTGAACCACCACCTGCAATACTTATAGGTGATCCAACACTACCATCTTTGATTTTAATAGTAGCTTTTTTCAAGTCGATAACTGAAAAAACAGGGTTCCAAATTCGACCCAAAAGATTTTTCATTGATTAATCTCCTTAAGCTGTTACAAGGTTAGTTTTAAAGCGTCCTCCTACAGTAGCCTGGAGGAGGGATTGATTTATATTAATCTGACCAAAATGAGATATGTTAATTGACTCTCGGCTTCGGGCATCCTGAATAAGCTCAAGACAGGACAATACAGCATCGCCATCATTGTACTGGTAAATGACTAGAGGGATATCAAAGGCTGCAGCAGCTTCACCTGCCATTTTATGTATCCTGTGCATATCTTCGTAGTTGATAACCGACTGCACTAAAATACTGACATCGACTTCTGCAAGCCAGAGATTTTTACTCAGATTCGTAAAATCTGGTCCGTCAATCCTGCATTCAAAAAAGTCTTGGGTCTCCCAGGTTTCCCTCGGTTCCCCTTCAACAAACATCTTGTAGGTTGTGTTATCATCAAAATGTTTGGAGATTGAGGCGAAAAACCATCTTGGCCAATTCTCATTCATCAACCTTCTCCAGGCTACTTAAAGTTGTTACCGTCAATAGAAACGAACGATTAGTGGCTGTTGGGTGGAAATCCTTGAGCACATGAACGGATTCCTCAAAAATCACTTCAGTTTTCTCTTTTACCAAAAACCCATCAACCAAATCTATCCCATCAACAATAACAGTTCTTGTGTGAGAACCAAAGAATCCACCGTAAGTAAAATTCCTATTAGCTGCAACGTAAGACAGATCATACACAAAAGACGAAACCGCCTTAGCTGGTAAAACAATAGCTCGAATATCAAGAGCTTCATAACTCATGTCAAGAACACCAGTTTCCCTATTAACTTCAGAAGAAATCCTATTTCGCAATTTTACATCGCAAGAGTAATTTCTTTTAAGTCTATAAAGAATTGTGTTGATCTGCCTTAAATTATTCATTGCAACCTCAGATTTTAAGAATCTTAGCTAAGCAGTGGAATACCTAAGCTAGTGTTCAGCACCTTGATACCAGCCAACATATCCACAGTAACACGATGACCCTGTGCCTTGCCATCATAAGTAATAACGACACGGATTGAAAGGTTATTGTAATTTGCGACATACGAAGCTGCACCTGCTCCAGACATTGGAGCTGCCAGAGGCCGATTAACAAAAGCAATAGCATTAGGATTCAAGCACAAACTATATTGACCTACCGGACCAACACCAACCAAAGCATTTTCAAGATGCAGAGCTGTAAGTGGAGTGTCCAACAGAGCAGTTGCAGTTGTCGGGCCAGCCAAAGCTGCATGGCTTTCAATATTCCAAGCCTCAACAGCTCCAACAGTTGATATTGAGATTAATTGACCCTGTTGCGGAGCGACGTCAAATCCATCATAAAGGATCGGCAATACTTGTCCAGCAGCAGTCATTGTCAATGCTCCATTAGCCGTAATTGCACCAGCTTTGTAAGCAGTAATGGCTGCGGTGTCAACAACAGCCCGACGCAAGCCAGGAGAAATCACAACAGTTTCCGTGCCATCGGTAGCAGAGATGATTTTCTGCGGAGTCATGTCACCGGCTATTGTACACCATCCACCGACATAATCAGCCCATTCAGTGGTAAAAGCGGTCACAACTAAAGAAGTTGTACCAATGGCATAACCAGCAGTCAAATTAACTGCACTGGTTAAAGGTGTTTCCGTAGCTGCAATACTCGGAGCATTTTGAGCAAGCAGCCAGTTGGTACCATAAAGTTTTCCGAGAGAACCTTCACGAACATTAGTACCATCATCACCAATCTTTTCAGCATTGGTGAAATCAGCCACATTAGAAAGCTGACCTTTAGCCTGAGGAGTTAAAAGACCAAACCTTTGTCCAGGCGGAACTTTCAGTTCATTAAATTTGGTCTCAACAGCAATAACATCCGGCTTTGTCAAATCCGTTCCGAGTTTACCTACAGCATTAGCCATGAAATGATAAACCTGACTCAGGATCATGATATCAATACCTTGATTGAGAGCTTCAATCGAAGGTACCAAATACATTGCCCGAAGATCTTTAAAAGACAAAGATTCCTCGCCATCTTTAATGATAAAAGAATCATAAAGATGCTGATTCAAAACAACCGGAACGTTGGTGGCCGTTACATCATCGGCAATCAGATCATTGCTGTGCCATTTTCTTTTCATGTCCCGGCTGCCAGGACGATGGGCATTAACGGTATCACCGAATTGGGCAATTTCATCTTTAAAATCACGATGAACAAAATGAATCCCCATTGCATTAGCTTCCAAAACCATCAGGGCTTCCTGCGCCCAAACTTCCGGAACCAAAGCAGTAAGAGAATTAGCAAAAACAGGTGTCCAGATTCTTCCAACAAGATTTTTCATTAGTTTAATCTCCTAGAATTTAGAATGATTTACTTCCAAAATCAAGGATTCCTTCTTTTCGAGCTTTACGATAGGCTGCAGGATCTTTTGCAAGTGCTGCGGTATCGAGATCTTTGCCCTTAATCTGTTGAAGACGATTTATCCCACTTTGACCCTCACCTTTAAACAAGTTGGCATGTTCATCCATTTCTTTCATGCGTTTTACAGCATCACTTGTAGAAAGTTTCAAGATAAGTGGTTTTCCATCTTTGGTATCTTCAAAAGTAACTTCAGGAATCCAAGAACCAGTAGGTTTTCCTTTATCATCTAACGCCTCGATTATTCGAGTTTTTGGCTTCAAGAATGATATAATCTGACTTGGAGCAAAGGCTTCATTTTGGACGGCAGCATTTGTAATTGCTGTCTCAATCGTTGAAGTCTTATATAAAGAGTGCCAATTATCACGATCTTTTGTGAGACCATCAAGATCTTTTTTATGATTTTTAACAAGTTTTTCACGTTCTTGCTGAGCCACTTCTTCTCTGGACTTAAGAGAAAGTTGAGTTTCTTCAATTCTCTTCTCAAGTTCGGCTCTTTCTTCTGCATTTAAATCAGTTCTTTTTTTAATAAGATTTAATTCATCAAGAGTTTTTTGATGAGCCTCTTGATGTTTTACCTTATCTTTCGCTAAAAATGTATTAACTTCCTCTTGACTAAAAAGAGATTTCGAAGTTCCCTTTTTAACAGCTTCCAGAACTGATGCAGCAGATTTTGCGGAATCAGATTCTTTATCTTCGATGGCATCATAAACAGCTTGTGCAACTTGAACAGCTGGATTTACATCATCATTGCCTTCGAATATAGGATTCCATACACGATTTACCAAATAGATCATTTCCACTTCTCCTTATACCCTACTTAATTTAAGTTCTTTGGACACATCTAAATAAGGCTTAATAAGTTGCCATGCTCTAATACTGACAACGCCTGATTCAATATGTTCTTGACGAATACTTCGGTCGTAGGTGGACCGAATGTTCGCGTAACCCTGAGAAACCATACTCAAGTTTTCAAATTCTTTTTCTGGATCAATACCATCCAAAAGTGCAATGGCTATTTCACAAGAGGCATCTTTTAAGTCTTG